ATCTATGGCATAGATACTGGCACAAATCCTGCAATGAATACTGGCAATATCGTAGAGGAAATGCTGCATAACTTTATGAAGGGTGAAGAACTACCTTTAAAAACCCATTTAGACGAGTTTGCAGAGCGATTAGCAGACTTTCATGACCAAGAACAGGTGGTAAAATATTTAGAGTTAATACCTCAATTTTTCTCTCAATGTAAGCCACTATTTGAGAAGATGGGTAATTATAAGCTACATTCTTATCAAGAAGAGCTACATACAGAAATATTAGGTATTAAATTTATAGGTTATTCTGATTTTGTATTTTCTGTAGTTAATGATGAAGGTGAAGAACAGCTTTTAGTCTATGACTTAAAGACTAAAGGTAGAATGGCAATCAATCATTCCGACAAGCTGCAACAATGGGTATACAAAAAAGCACTAGAAGAAAAGTACAATAAAAAGGTGATTTGTAATCTCTTCATTGTCACTCCAAAAAAGCACCATTTCGAGGAAATTGTTTTTGAAGATGCTCATAAGATTGAGATACATAACATTTTAAAAGGCATGAATAAAGCATTTGAGTTATGCAATGATAAAAAAGACTTTGCTTATCTTTATCAACCTGACACAAGCAGCTTTATTTGGAATAGTCCTAATATGCTTAAAGCAAGAAAAGAGATTTGGGGTGTATAACGATAACAATAAATTTGATATTGACTTAGCTTATGGTCAGGTCAAAGAAAAGGAATTAGCTAAAATCTTATTTGAAAAAAAGATTGAGGTTAAGTCTGATAAACTATGGAAGAAAACAAGTAATATTGCTGTTGAGTTTAAATGTAATGGAAAGCCATCAGGTATATCGGTTAGTGAAGCTGAATTTTATGCTTTTATTCTTGATGATAACAATACTATTAATTCTATAATTATATTACCTACATGCAGGTTAAAAGATATTGCTAGAAAGCACAAAAAAAATAGAGTGTTTGGTGGTGATAATAATTTAGCTGAAATGATATTAATTCCAATTAATGAATTATTAAAACATAATTAACAACAAAAAGGAGAATACTATGCTTAACAAACAAAAAAAATACGAAAACGCAATTATTATAAATGACTCTGCACACATAGACAGAATAATTAAAAAGCCAAGAGAAGGTAAGATTTATATTTACCATCAAGGTTTTGTGGCTAGAGATAGAGGCACAGACCATAGAGGACTACATGGTTTTGCAAGGCAAATTCTTTATTATGCAGAAAGAAATCAAGTTGACCTTTATCAAAATAAACTTAGTAAAGATGAATACACTTACCTTTTAGTCAGATAATTTAATGGTTAATAAGAAAGGCTCTAAAAAGCCTGACCCAAATACTTTAATGGAATGTATGAAATGTAAAAGAACTTATACATTACATATGATGTTACAGATTTATAGTTGGTTAGACGATTATAAATGTATTAGATGTTATAACAAAGGAGAACTAAAAAATGACTACTATGCCAAAAATGAACTTATGGATTGATGCTTTCAATTCAGATACTTGCTTTTTAACTAATGATGAATTAGGGATTTATTTTAGATTAATATTTTATGCTTGGTCTAAAGAAGGATATTTGCCTGATGATAAAGAATTTATTCAAACTTTATGTCGTGATGCACAAAAGCCAAATAATGATAAGATAGATAAGATATTAAAATTATATTGGACTTATGATGGCTCTGATTGGAACAAGGGTTGGTATCAAAAAAGACTAAGGGAAGAATATATAAGAGCAGTCAATACAACTAATCAAAATAAATTAAATGGTTCTAGAGGTGGTCAAGTTACTGCACAGCGAACGCTAAGCGAACGGTACAGCGAAACTGTAGCCTCTATATCTAAGTCTAAGTCTAAGTCTAAGTCTAATAATAAAGTATATACCTCTGAATTTAATATATTCTGGGAATTAATTAATAATAAAGTTAGTAAAGGTCAGGCATTAAGAAATTATAGTAAGTTAGATAAGGAATGGGCATTACAACCGGAAGAATTAGCAAGTTATTATAATGATTATTATTCATCTATAGATGATAAAAAATTTGCTAAACAACCTGCATTTTGGTTATCAGCTGAAAAGTATTTAGATGAAAGACCTACAGAAATATCTATGGCAGATGAAGAAACTTTAAAGCTGCAAGGGTGGGTAAAATCTTTTAAAAATCCAACTAATTTTTCTAAAGAATATGCAAAAAAACATAAAGGATTTGTAGAAAAAATGGTGGAAAAAGGAATGATTACAGAAGAAGATGTAAAAAACCTTTATTTATAGGGGTTTTTCTTGTGTAAAATAAATATAAAAAAAATGTAAAATATATTTGCATTTATGGTAAAAAAGTCTAATTTAAAACCATGAACACAGGAGAACAAAACAAAATGAAAATCGGAGACAAAGTTTTTGTTAAATGGCACAAACAAACTGAAATGTGGATAGGTGGTAATGTTATTGTTGGTTTTACACCAAAAAGAATTAAAGTTGATATGACTTTGGCATTAGATGCATCAGGTGAAGAAGTTCACATTCAAAACTTTATTCCTCATAACGTAAAACTAGAAAATGAATGGGACTATAACTTTGACAAACAAGAATGGGAGAACACAAAATGAACACAGAATTATTTTATAGATGGGGGGATTTAAATACTAATCCTTCATTTAATTCTGATGGTAAATTCTTTACTAAAATAGATTGTCATAAATGTGATGGTAAAGGTATTTTACCTCATTATATAGGTATTTATGACGGAGTTTGTTTTGCTTGTAATGGTGCAAAAACTATCAATTCAAGACTTTATGAAAAAGAGCATTTAGCTAAATTAAATCGTGCTGCTGATTTAAGACAACAAAAAAAATTAAGAGAAATTGAACTTAGAGAAGAAAGAACTGCTGCATATTTACTATCAGATGAATATAAGAAATCAGAAAATTATGCTTATGAATTAGAACAAAAAGAACTAAAAGATATAAGTAAAAATTCTATCGAACTACAATCAGGTAAAAAAGAAACTGTTTTAGTTTATCAAGGTTATTATTCTTTTAGAGGTTATTATGGTGAAACTAATGTTTATAGCTTTTATGATGATTTAGGTAATCAATTAAAGTGGTTTACTTCTAGCTTTCTTGATTTAGAAGAAAATGACATAATAAAAGCTAAATATAATGTTAAAAATATTTTAGATTATAATAACGACCCTATAGAGACTTTTTATTATATTAATAGACTAAAGGAGAATAACTAAAGAATTTTCCCTATAAAATTTTCTAGGTTTAATTCTTTTTAAATGTTTATATAATTATACTTCACTTACAACTTTGAAGAGATTAAAACAAATTGCAAAGGAGACATATAATGACTAAAAAACCAAATTTATCAGAACAACTTATAGAAATACACAGAACATTACAAAAAACTTATGACTTAGGCTATAAGGCAGGATACAAAAAACAAAAAGAAAAAAAGTACAAAATACCATCTGCAGAGGTACGAATAAATCCTGATACAGGTAAATGTTATTTTTTAAAAGATGACGGAACTGAATTATTATAATTAACTATTTTTTAAACTTAGTATAAGCCCATTCTCTATCAATGGGTTTATACTCTATCTCAATATAGTGCTTAATATTTTCATGCCTATTATCACCAAACTGAAATAGATTTAGAAAAAAAAGAATAGATTTTTGTGTAATATGGAAAACTTTCATAAAGAAGTTATAGAAAAATATAGATTATTTACCATTGTCAAATCAACATATCTCATGTACCAATTTAGGTATGGAAAAAGATAATAATAATTTTTTTATCATTGAGGAAAAGAATGGAACACATTCAGCTATCTTAAAATTTGCTAACTTTGTAAGTAGAGAAGATGCACAAGACTTAATTGATAGCATTGTTACTGAACTTGGCTATGTGGGTACTATAATAGAACCCTATACAAAGCATTAATGATAATACATCAAAAGGCTCTTACGGATATCAAGCCATACGAAAGAAATCCAAGAAAAAAAAAGGATATTAAGAAGGTTGCAGACTCAATTAAAGAGTTTGGTTGGCAACAACCCATAGTAGTAGATAGAGCAGGAGTTATTATTGTTGGACATTCAAGATACGAAGCAGCTAAATTATTAAAGTGTGAGAGTATTCCTGTATTAATTGCAGACTTATCTCCTGAAAAAGCAAAGGCATATCGTATAGCTGATAATAAAACTAATGAATTTAGTGAATGGGATTTTGGATTACTACATAAAGAGTTTGCAGATTTACTTGATAATAATTATGAATTGAGTAATTTAGGATTTGACGAAACAGAACTAGAGGAGTTTGTAACATTCGAAAAAGAAGAAGGTGTAAAGATTAAGACAGACAAAAGCTGTCCTAACTGTGGCACTAAATTAAAATAACCTACACTCAGGTTTAAAGAGGTAAAAATGGTAAGACCAAAAAAATATATAATAGATACAGAACAAGTGCAAAATTTAGCTAGATTTGGTTGTACAAACATAGAAATAGGTGATTTCTTCGGTTGTTCACCTGACACAATCGAGAAGGGTTATTCGGAATATTTGAGAAAAGGTAGAGCAGAACAGAAGTTGAGGCTCAGACAACTCCAATTTAAAGCTGCTGAGAAGGGAAGTGCAGCAATTCTAATATGGTTAGGTAAGCAAATATTAGGTCAAAAAGATGGTATAGAGAGTACTGATGATGATAAGCCTTTAGCTTGGTCTTATGATTAATGCCACTTACTAAACCTCAAAAGACTATTATTGAAAGCACTAAAAGGTTTAGAGTTCTTATATCCGGTAGACGATTTGGTAAGACATATATCGCCATTAATGAATTAGCTAGGTTTGCTAGATATCCTAAAAAGAAATGTTGGTATGTTGCACCATCTTATAGAATGGCTAAAGACATTGTTTGGCGAGAACTTCTGGATAAACTAAGAAAACATAAATGGCTCAAATCTGTTAATAATTCTGACCTTACAGTAACCCTTAGAAATAACTCTATTATATCATTAAGAGGTGCAGACAATGAGAACTCACTTAGGGGTGTGGGTTTAGATTTCCTTATACTAGATGAATTTTCTGACATTAAAAATCATACTTGGTATGAAGTGCTAAGAGCAACTTTATCTGACAAACAAGGCTCTGCTTTATTCTGTGGTACTCCTAGAGGTTATGGTAATTGGAGTTATAATCTATTTACCAAAGCTAATGATGACCCTGAATGGGCAAGTTTTCAATATACTACATTGGAAGGTGGTCAAGTTCCTGCCAACGAAGTAGAACAAGCAAGAAGTGATTTAGATGAAAGAACATTTAAACAAGAATACGAAGCATCATTTGTTAATTATGCAGGGCAAATCTATTATAACTTTGATAGAACACAGAATATAATCCCTAAATATGAGAATGAAACAAATACTATTCATGTAGGTATGGACTTTAACATTGACCCCATGACGGCAATTATAGCTGAAATTAAAGATGATGATGTTTATATCTATGATGAAATTCAAATCTATTCTTCTAACACACAAGAAATGGCACAAGAATTAAAGAACAGATATTATAATTATAATATTATTGTATATCCTGACCCTGCTGCTAAACAAAGAAAGACATCAGCAGGTGGTGTAACTGATATTGCTATATTAAAAAACGCAGGATTTAATATTAGAGTTAGAAATACTCACCCACTTGTGAGAGATAGGATTAATAGTGTGAACGCAAAATTAAAAACAGCTAAAGGCAAATATAGTTTATTTATTGCTAACAAGTGTAAAAATGTTATAAAATCTTTGGAAAGACAAATTTATAAGGAAGGTACAGTTATTCCTGACAAGGATAGTGGTTACGACCATTTTAATGACGCACTAGGTTACATGATAGAATATTTATACCCAATTCGCAGAGACTTTAATCCAAGCAAACCCAAGAGGTGGTCATAATGGCTAGTTATACAAGAGAATACTTAACATCTAGGCACATGAATTATCAAGATAAGTTCCATGATTGGAATTTTCATTTGCGTTCTTATCTTGGTGGTAAGGATTATCAGAATGGTTATTTACTCAATAGATACACATTAGAGACTGATGAAGAATATTTAAAAAGAGCAAATAACACAGCAATCGATAATCATTGTAAGAATGTAGTGCAAATTTATTCATCATTTTTATTTAGAGTTCCACCTACAAGAGATTATGGAAGTATGGCAGGTGATGAGCAATTACAATCATTTTTAGTTGATGCAGATTTAGACGGAAGAAGTTTTAATAATATTATTAGAGAAATGCAAGTCAACGCAAGTGTCTATGGTACTTGTTGGGCAATATTAGATAAGCCAAGCATAGTGACTAATACTAGAGCTGAAGAATTACAGCAAGACATTAGACCTTATATGAGTCTTTATACACCTGAGAATGTTTTAAATTGGAATTATGAAAGATTAGCTAATGGTAGATTTTATTTAACATCATTAACCTTATTAGAGAATTTAGAAAATGATGATGCAATTATTAAAGTATGGTCACTAGAAGATATATGCACATATAGAGTTGATGACTTTAGCAAAGGTTATTCTACTGCTAAACCTGTATTATTAGATGAAGTTCCTAACGCATTAGGTGAGATACCTGCTGTTGTTTTATATAATCAAAAATCACAACGCAGAGGCATAGGCATATCTGACCTGAATGATGTTGCAGAATTACAACAGTCTATTTACAACGACTATTCAGAGATTGAACAAGTTATTAGATTATCTAATCACCCATCATTAGTTAAAACACCTAATGTAGAAGCAAGTGCAGGAGCAGGTAGTATTATAGAAATGCCTGAAGATTTAGACTCAAATTTAAAGCCTTATATCATTCAACCAAGTTCACAATCATTAGATGCTATTATGAACAATATTAATATGAAGGTGGAAGCTATTAATAGAATTACTCACATGGGAGCAGTAAGGTCAACAACTAATGGTGTTCAAAGTGGTATAGCTTTACAGACTGAGTTTTCTCTTTTAAATGCAAGACTAAGTGAGAAAGCAGATTACTTAGAAAATGCAGAGGAACAGATATGGAGGTTATTCGCTAAGTGGCAGAATAAAGTTTTTGATGGTGAGATTATCTATCCTGAGTCTTTTGACCTAAGAGATTTTGCAAGTGATTTAGATTACCTACAGAAAGCAAAAGCAAGTGGAGTACAATCAGAAACATTTAAAAAAGAAATAGATAAACAAATTGCTAGAGCAGTTGTAGATGATGATGATGTAATTAAAGCTATTGATAATGAAATAGATGCTAAAACTTCTCCTATTGGTCAATTCTCTACAAACTCCATAGAGGGTGAAGAGATACAAGAATAATTGTACCACCCAACATTACTAGAAATATTAAATTGGACTCACGAACAAAGAAAAGAAAAGCAAAAATGTTTCTGTGGAAAATTTGCAAACTATGGTAAACCCATTACTAATAGCATTGCAAGGGAACTTCTTTGCACAGAACACTATAGAGAAAAGGAAAGACCATGCCATATCACAGAGGAAAAAAAACAAAACTTAAAAGTAGAAAACCAATTAAACCTGTTATGAAAAAGAAAAAGAAATAATGAATGGCGAAGATAGACTTCATAACAAGACTAACTGACCAACATGAACAAAGAATAATTGGTACATTAAAAAATTTAGAAGATAAAATTGTTGCTCAATTACAAAAAAGTCTTGGTGGTGAATTAACATTATCAACTCAATTAGCTATTCAATTACGACCTGCATTAAAAACCCTCATTGAAGAAACCTATTTAAAAGAAGCATCATTATTAGTTAGTGAGTATGATGAAATAGTAAAAGAATATCAGGCATTAATTAGACCCTTACCTTTACCTGATAAATTTAAAACATTAACAAAAGTTGATTTAACAACTATTAATAATTTAAAATTCTTATCATTTAGTGGATTTGAAGAAGTAGCCAATAGATTTCTTAATGTTATATCTGACAATGTTTACCAATCGGCAGTTACAGGTAAGCCATTTAACGCAATGGTTAAAGAAATTAGAGGCGCAATCAATGGTGTATATCAAAGTAGCAATGAGAACGCAGTTAATAGATTAGTCGATTATGTTGCTAAAAATAGATATTCAGATAATAAATCTATATTAAGTAAAGTGGCTATTGCTAAAACCCAATTAAATGGCAAATATGCTAGTGATATTCTAGGAAACAATATGCGTAAATATGCAAGTCAAATAGCACATGATAGTATAATGCAATTTGATGGTCAGTTTACTAAATACAAAGCAAATGAAGCAGGTATAACTTCATTTAAATATACAGGAACAAATATAGCAACTACTAGAGATTTTTGTAGAAGGCATCAAAGTGAAATATTTACAGAAGAAGAAGCAAGAAATTTATGGAGTTCAAGGTGGGCAGGAAAGTCCGGTAGTGACCCATTTATAAATCGTGGTGGGTATAGATGTAGGCATAGTTTTATTCCTTATGACCCTGAATGGGAAAATTTACTTGAAGATTAAACCAAATAAGTCTAAAGATTAATAAACACACAACACAAAGGAGTGTCCAATATGGCTGACGAGCAAGTAACGGAAACAATAGTTGAAGAAACTAAACAAGAAGAAGTCAAACAAGAACAACCTCAATTAAAACAAACTGATATTGATAAGATAGTTGCTGATAGACTAGCAAGACAAAAATTATCTATAATGAAAGATTTAGGTATTGATAGTCTTGATGATGCTAAGTCTGCAATCACAGAGAAAGCAAAGAAAGAAGAAGAACTTGCATTAGAACGAGGTAAATTTGATGAAGTGATTAAAAAGAAATCACAAGAGTTTACAGAAAGAGTTACTAAACTAGAGCAAGAACTTAAAAATGAAAGAGTTGATAAACAGCTTATTAATTCAGCTTCAGTCAATGGTGCTATCAATCCTGAGCAGATAAAAGAACTATTAAAAAATAATGTTCAATTAAATGCAGATGGTAGAGTGGAAATACTTGATAAAGACAAAACTCCACGATATAACTCACAAGGTGAACTATTAACTGTTGATGAAGCAGTAAAAGAGTTTTTAACGCAGAACGCACACTTTCAAAGCGCAACTCCTTCAGGGAGTGGAAGTGTAAGTAATGTGGGTAAGTCAGATACGAATAAGACTCTAAACATTTCGGAACTAGACATGAATAATCCTGCCGACAGGAAAATCTATGCTAAACTTAGAAAGCAAAGAGATAGTGTCAGTACGATTATTAATTTAAATAAATAAATATCATTGAAAGGATATTAAAATGGCAGATGAAACAACCTCCAGTACAGTTAGTGAACTGTATACTGAAATCGTAGCTGAAGCACAATTCGTTATTCAAGAGCAATCTATAATGAAAAACCTTGTGAAGAACTACGCAATAGCAGGTGGTGGTAAATCAGTTGAAGTTCCTATTTATGCAGCAGTCGCAGCAGCAGCAGTAGCCGAAGCAACAGATTTAGCTAACACAGCAATTAACCCAACTTCTGTAACTATTACAGCAGCAGAAGTAGGTGTAATGACAACATTAACCGACCTAGCAAAAAACTCTGCTCCTAGAAATGTAGCAGCAGATATTGGTAGACTTTTTGGTGAAGCAATCGCTAAAAAAATGGACCAAGACTTAATTGCTTTATTTGATGGTTTTAGCACAGCAGTTGGAACAGACTCAGCAGCTATTACTCCTGCATTATTATTTAATGCAGCATCAACACTAAGAGCATTAGGATTACCTGTTAATGAAACATATTGTGTTTTACACCCAAAGATTGCTTATGACCTTAAATCAGGTCTAACAAATACCTTTGCAGGTTTAGATACTGATTTATCTAACGAAGCATTAAGAAATGGATTTATTGGTCAAATCGCAGGTATTAAAATCTTTGAAACAGGTAATATGTCAAACACAGGCACAGCAGGTGATTATAAAGGTGGAATTTTCCACAAAGACGCACTTGCTATTGCTATGATGCAGGACATTAAGATTGAAACACAAAGAGACGCTTCTCTTCGTGCAGATGAAATCGTCGCAACTGCAGTCTACGGAGTAGGCGAATTGCACGATAGCTACGGAATTGAAGTCGTAGCAGACTCATCAATTCAATAGTAATACTTTTATGGGTGGGGGTAATTCCCCACCTATTATTGAAAGGATAAAATTATGGCAACCTCTGAATTTTCAGTATCTATAGCTGATGTAAAAGATTACAAACCTGATGTAGAAGAATATGGTTTATTAGATAGTAATAATGATTTTGATGCAGCATTACAAAATGCAGAAAATGACGTTATAAGACAAGTTCGTGAGGAATGGTGGGAAAGATATCGCCATACTGTAAGATATAAAGATATTACGAAAGTTACTTCTATTGAATTAGATAGTACTAAATTAACAAATTCACAATGGACTAGAGCAGTTGTTTATAAAGCACTTGCAGAATATATATTACCATTATTTACAAAGTGGGTTACTCCTGAAGGTGACAAAGATGCTTTTCAAGTACAAATGGAACATTATAAAACAAAATATGCAACTGAATTTCAAGCAGTATTAAGAGATGGTGTTGAGTATGATGAAGATGGAGATAACACAATATCAACAAGTGAGAAAGAGCCAATTCACCATTTAAGATTAGTTAGATAATGGTCGCTGACATAAAGATTACTAGTAATTCCGTAGAGATTGCTAATGAAATCAAAGCTATGTCTAGAAAGATGTCTAGTGCTATTACAAAATCACTAGCAGCTGTTTCAGCTTTTGAAATAGATGCAATTATAGATAGAACACAAAATAAAGGTGTTGATGCTTATGGTAAACGATTTAAACCTTATTCACCTAAATATAAAAGAGCATCAGTTAAACAATCAGGAGTAGTTGATTTAACAGACACAGGTCAAATGTTTAGTTCTTTAACAACTAAAGTTTCAGCTAGTAAAGGTGTGTTATTCTTTAGACAAAATCTTGCTAATAAAAAAGCAGCATTTCACGATATGTTTGGTGTAGGTAAGAAAAAAATTACTAGACAATTCTTTAGAATAAGTAAAGATGAACAAAAGAAAATACAAAGATTATTTTTTAAGATATTAGCTAGGGAATTAAGAATATGAGTAAAAGAGAAGATATAGCCACCGATATAGTAACTAAACTAACAGCAGTTAGTTCACCAATTACATTTAAGAAGATTTCAAGAGAGCCATTTGAAGCTGAAGAATTAAGTAACGCACAATTTCCTGCCGTTTATATCTCTACAAGTGATGAAAGTAGAGAAGATTTTACTATGGGTAGTAATAGTACCGGTAAAAGGTCAGGCACTATTGATTTTGTTATTGTTGGTTATGTTAAAGGAACAACAACAAATATTGATACTGCAAGAAACCAATTAATTGAAGTCGTAGAAGAAACACTTGATAATGATATTACTAGAAATGGAAATGCAATTGATACACAGATTGT